CGACAAACAAAGGGCTATTCGATACATTGCGTTAGCCCCTCCAGCGGCCAACCTATCATTTGGTGTAAATGTTTGGGGTAAGTATGTGGATGAGGTTAATCAGCTTACTGAGCAGATATTACTTTTATTTCGACCCAATCTTAATATAGATATTCACCCTCATGAGAGCTACGAAGCTTTCGTGTTAGATGTAGGAGACGCTGCCAACTTGACGGCTGGAGATAGAGAGGACCGTGTAGTTAGACGTACTGTACGCTTTAAAGTAGAGTCTTACATTCCAGGTAATGTTTTTCGCTTTACAAATACAAGCGAAATGAAAACTTTAAATTTTGAACAATACATAGAAGAAACTTCAGGTCTTCAAACTTTAGAAAGCTTTTATGCAGGCGGAGGGTTTCCTTTCGCTCTAAATAAAGTGGATAATAGGGGCGGAGGAATCACCACAATTCCAGGTTCATAACGAATTTAAAAAATCTGCGATGTTTTGCGAGCGAGTGTTCTAAATATAGTAGAGGAAAATCCTAATGTCTGTTTATAAGAAAATTAAAAATACCACTCACCAAGGACTTGAAGTGATTATTAAGACCCCTTCGGGTCAATTTGACCATATTTGGGTTCCTTCAAAACAGTCGGTTGTAGTCCCCACCGATTCAATCACTGATTTAATTCGTGTCGCTGAGCAGCGACAAATGGTTAAAATCACAAACGCTTAATTAATAGGAGAATATTAAAACATGCCTGCATACGTTAGCCCTGGTGTATATGTCATCGAAAAGGACTGGTCTGATTACAGCCCGTCCCTTAACTCTACTTCGGTAGGGATTCTTGGCTTTGCCTCTCAAGGTCCAGTTGGATTAGCTACTTTAGTTACCAACGCGGACCAACTCGTTAGTAGATTCGGTCGCCCCGATGACGCTGAAGGTGGTTTTGGTCTTATCGGTGCTTACCATATCCTAGACCGAACCAATACAGTTTACTTTACGCGAACTGCTACTACTGATGCTGCTGTAGCTGAGGTTGGTGTTAAGGTTGGTAATTGTCCTCACGTTGGTGCCACGGAACTTACTACGAATAACAACTATCTCTTTATTGTGAGCGTTAAGGATGGTGTCGGACTTGATAGGACTACTACCCCCCTAATCTTCAACTGCCCCGCAGCGTCAAGTAACGCTTCCCTTGTAGGAGGCGCTGATGCTATTATGAATCAGGTCAATATTCGCACTACGCCTAATTCTCCTGTATCTTTCAACAGGCTAACCAGCGCTACTGGTGACTTTGTCGGCTCGTTCGCGGGCTCGGGCGCGGAAGTCGAGATTTACGCATGGTCTTCAACAGCGTCATTTGGTGTTATCCCCCCAGGAACTACAGGTGGCGTAGGTGGAACTGTCAGCAGTTTGTCTGCGAACAACGCTGCTCTAGCTGATGTAAGCGGTAACATGACGCTAACCCCCAATAACGGAGTTGAAGATATTGCGGTCGCTTCAGGAGTTACTTCTTCTGGAACTGAGTTCGAGTTATCCGCTGTAAGTGGTGGTGGTTATATCACCCGCAGTTTATATCCTGGTGCAGGGTACAACTTTAGTAGTACCATTGAAACCTATGGTATTAAAAATACTGGATTACAGAACCTTACTAGGTCTAATCAGGGAGCTAGGTCCCAGTTTAGCATCTTAAGAGGAGGGGGTACCGAGCAAGGGGTCGAAGTTGAGTGTGTTTATAATGCTAATGGGATTGACCTTTCTCCTTCTGCCGTTCTTAACGGTACGGCTGATGAATCTAACAAGACATCTGATTTGATGATTGGTGAATTTGCAGTAGACCTTTCGAGTAGAGATGACGTGCTATGGACATTACCTACTTCTTGGGGAGAGGGCTTCGGAGGTGGTAAGGTTACTATCTTTACTGCTTCAGGAGATACAGTTACTAGTGAATTCGATGCAACCGATATTAAATACGGAAAGTTAGTTGATGGTACCTACGATTATGCTAGTGGTATTAACGGTGACCTTTCGGCTGGAATGTCATTCGCTGACCCAGATGTAAAAGCTGCGGTCATTGGAGATGCAGCCCAAGCTAACGGTATTTACTCTTTTCTTAAGGAAGACATTGATGTCTCTATCTTAGCGATTCCTGGGTGTACTGAACAGAATATTGTCAATAACGCAATTTCTATTGCAGCGGATTCCCAAGAGTTCCTGTTTGTAACTAACCCTCCATTAGGGGTTACTTCCCCCCAAAATGCTATTGCATGGTCAAATGGAACTGCGGAAGGTCGAACTGCCGCGCTTAATAGTTCTTATGCCTGCGTGTACTGGCCTTGGGTGAAGTTATTTAATACCTTTACGCAAGTGGATGAGTACGTCTCCCCCGATATCTTTGCGATTCGACAGATGGCCTTTACTGATAACAATTTTGATGCTTGGTTCGCTCCTGCGGGTCTTGTGCGAGGTCGTTTGACGAAGCCTGTTGATGTGGAGATGGTTCTAACCCAAGGGGACCGAGATGCTCTCTACGGTCCTGGAAATATCATTAACCCTGTACAGAAGTTTGCCACTGAAGGTATTGTTCTGTGGGGTCAACGCACTACTCAAAGAACGGCAACTGCGCTTGACCGAATTAATGTTCGTCGCTTGATGATTGTCATTCGTAAGATGCTTATTGCATCCACGCGACAGTTCGTTTTCGAGCCTAACGACGCAGCAACTTGGAAGCGTATCGTCAACGCTGTTGAACCTATGATGGCTGACATTAAGAGCCGTCGAGGTGTGATAGATTTCAAGGTTATCTGTGACGGCACTACCAACACTCCAATCCGCATCGACAGAAGCGAGTTATGGTGTAAAGTAATTCTTCAGCCCACTAAAGCGGCGGAAGTTATCGTTTTCGAGCTTAACCTTACAAGCGCAACCCTGGGGCTTAACTTACCCTCATAGCTTGAAAGCTATATAAAATAGGAGAATAACAAATACTATGGTTAATGTAGACTTATCAGACTTTTTTGGCGAAACAGGCCGAGTCTTAGACGTAGCTGGCTTTACTGCTGGCACGGAACTATTTCATCGGTACGATTCATATCGTACATATAGCTGGCTAATCCGCATTAATGGGATTGGAGGCGTTGTAGGAAGTATTCTTGCAAACACTGGTCTAACCGACCCTGACAACGTTTTAACTCTTGCTGCGAAGCAAGTAGGCCAAATTGGCTACAGCGTTGAAGATATTATGGTTGACCGTGTTAACGACAAGTTTTACTATCCTGGGCGTCCGTCCACTGAAGAGACGGTTGTTACTTTTGACAACCTTCTTAAAGGTGATGCGGCTAAAGCACTTTTCAATTGGATGCGTACTACGTATGACCCAATTACGGGTACCCACTCAACTAGCGTTGCATCAAACATCGCAGGGCAGCTTATCCAAGGTGGAGGAGGCTTTAAGCGTACCGTAGATGTTGTTCTTCTAGACAACACTCGTAAACCTCAATGGGTTGCACGCTTATATGGCTGTTACCCTAAGAACTTTAGGCTTGCTGAGTTTAATTACTCTTCTAACGAATTCCATTCCATTGAGTGTACCCTAAGGTACGACATGGTTGGGTACTTCAAGAATGGTGATAATGTGTTCGAAGATATTCTCGCTCCCTTGACCTAATTTATAATTAGATTATATCTGAGGTGGCTCCTAAATATATTAGGAGCCACCTTTTTTTTTACATGACTACAAGCGTTTTTACTGAGCTACTCTCTTCCTACAGCGGACTTCGGAAGAGGACATGGACTCCGTCTACTTTAAATGAAGCGTTTGACCCTACGCCTGAGCAGCAAGCGGCTGTGGGGGAAATTGAAGCGACTTTTAAAGCCGCTCTTAGCGGTCAACTTCAATACAGTAAGGGTAAGAAGAAAAACATTAGTATGGTTTTAAAAGATGGGAAAGTAACCATCTCAGGGTCTAATGTAGGTAATAAAAGTCTTGATAACGCAGGCTGGCAAAATGAGTGGCCGAAACTTAGCCATTCAGGGTCATGGGCACGAAAACTTTTGAATGCGTGGGCTCCCGCAGAAGAGGAGGATAAGGCTCCCGCAGGAGAGGGGGATAAGGCTCCTACGCAGCCTGACCTTATTAACCGTGACGGTACTGGTGTGATTGGTAGTGCGGAGGGAGGTGTACAGTTCTCCCCCGAGCAACGTAAACTTGTAGAAGAATTCTTTGTAGACGAAAGAGGTATGAGCGAGGGCGCTGCGAAAGAGACTGTAAAGAAGCTAGAGAAGACTGTCAATACTCCTCGCAAAAATACTAGGATAGGTAGAGCGTTGGCTTCTATTATGGGCGGAGCTAGACGTGAAATGGCTAATAAGGCTAAGCAGCAAGCTCTTTTATGTGTCGTGTCTTTAGTTACGGCTCTTGAAAAAGTAGAAACTGTAAAATTAGCAGACGGTTCCTTTCACAGAATAATGCCCGATGGTAAGCTTACAACGGAGGAGAGGCAAGCCCTTAGAATTACTACTATTAGGGGCTCCAAAGGTACAAAAGGAGTGTTCTTTGGTAGGTTAAATGCTGATGCCGAACTTTTCGACGCCTTGCAAGAACTTGCGCTTGAGGACCATAATACCTATGGCACTACGTTTGGTACGGGTTTAAATGAGAGCCTTGAGGGTTTACGAGGTGTACGTTTACTGCCTTCAGGAGTACTGCCAGAAACTATATCCGACGCTGAAGCTTTAGAAGCATATCCTGCTGCTGTAGGTAAATCTACATCATCAGGAAAAAATGATTGGGTTGGTAAGCTTACTGAAGATGTTGTAGAGCTTAAAATTGCTCTTATGACGGGGGATAAAGAGCAAATGCGGGAAGCAGTTAAGAGTCTAAACCAGCGTTTATCTTCCGCTCACGATTTATCGACCGCAGACGCGGAGTACCTAGAGGCTGCTTTATTGAGCGATGAGTTCGACCAACTTGAATACTTTAAAAGGCTGGATACCCTTGGCATAGGTCCTGAGGAGCAAGTCCGACAGGCTATGCTAGAATCCGCTATGCAGGTAGAGTTGTTCTTCGCGCAGGCGGGTATCTCTAAAGATGGTGTTATGGCTGTCTGCCGACCTTCTCAAGCTAGTGAAATGGGGTACAAATCTGATGTAGATATTATTCTTACGTCCGACGCTGTTAAAAAAATGAATCAACCTTTTAGAGGCGCTGCGTTTAAAGATGCAAACGGTAACTGGAAATTGAGTTTATCGGTTAAAAACTATCGAGCGTTGGACGGTGACACGGTAATAGGTTCTAGCTCTTTAAATAAGGCTTATGCTTCTATCCCTACGGCAGGCAAGGCCACTACCGAACAGATTGCTTTAGCACGCCGTTACAGGTTAACGTCTGATAGGTTACACACCTCTTTTTTAGATAGGGCCGTTGAGGATGGAGATATGACAGAAGATGAGGCGAAGAGTTGTGTTCAGGCGGTAGAGACTGACCGTGTAATGCGAGAGAACATTGAAGCTAAGATTGGAAATCTAAGTGCTCCTAATCTAGGGAATCTTCAATCTTACTTATCAGAACTGGAGAAGTATCCTCCTCCTCATGCGCCTGGAACTGGCGTTGCCGCAGGTCGTATAGCTGACGCGGCTTATAAAGCGGAATTAAAAAGTATTAAGGCTAAGCTAAAGGAAGGTTCCTCAGGCGCGAAGTTTGCCGCTTTAAAGTTATGGCAGCTTAAACGAATGCAAATGGCTCAGGCAAATCCTGAATATGCCCGAGCCGCTGCGTATAATGATTTTGTATTTTCGGCGGGCACTTTTGATAATGAGGTTATGTACAGAGGCTCTCCAGGAAAGCTTACGCTTAGCACTAATCACGGTACGTACAGTGAATTAGCAAAACGCCTCTTTAAAGGTAAAGGGACAGCTTCCCTTACTACGAGCAGTTCTCAAATTCATGACGCCCAGGGTAATACTATTGCGGATACGAGAGTAACTGCCAAGAAGACGATGACTGGAGGCCGTAAACTTCAAGGGGAAGCTAAACTCACTACTGCAGGAAGAGAGGCGGTTGCAACGACTCATAATTTACCTACCCCTAAAGACACTAACCCTTCCTTACCTTCCTTCTTAGGTACTCAAAGAGAGTCCGTTGAAGATGCTATGGGAGAAAACCCAGAAAGTCAAGAAGAAGAGTCTCTTACAGGCTCTCCTCTTTCCCGCATCCTACAGCAACTCCCTCCTATGGAGGTGGGGGACCCTCAACAGGTTGGAGATAAGCTTATTACTACCCTATTCCCTTTCTGTTTAAAAGTCAAACATGAGGGTGAGGAGTTTGAGGGTGGTTTCCCTGGTAAAAGTAAAGCTCTCAAAGCGTTAGCCCTCATTCGTCTCCTCGCTAAAGAGCAAGGAGAGACTATTGACGCTAAGGTAGTGGATTACGATGCGGGTAGAGTCTTTAGTTGAACCAGAAGGCTTCAGGCAGCGCTAGAACGTCTTTAAGGAGATACACGTAATAGTTGTCGCCTACAACAACGAAGTGCGTTAGACACGCTAAGGGACCGTCTACGACGACAAGCTCTTTACGCCTGTCCTTCTTGTAGATAAGCATCCACTCCCTAGAGCATCTTTGAGCATCCCCTTTGGCTTGTTCAATAAACTTGAAGAAGTTACTGGTAGGTTTGAACAGGTCATCAAGCTCTAGCGTATAGCCACTCTTACATTCGATAGTATATTTGAAATTTTGTGGCGTTATTAGGTCTCCATGGACTATAAGATGTTGTGGGAGTTGATGGGTTGACCCAAATGCTCCCGAACCAGGGGTCCTGTTAAACTCGGTAGTTTTAAACCGCTCATTAAACATTTGAGCCATTTTTCTTTCGAAGTTAGCACCCTTTCTCTTACTATTAACCCTCGGCTTTTTGCCGAATTCCCCATTCCCTAAGATATTTCTTAAATTGGACATATTCTATGAAAGTCGAAAAAACCAAAATAAACCTAAAAACTAATGATTGGGTTTTTAAAATCCGTAATGAAGGAAGACGTATGAAGATTTACATGAAACTAACTCAAGCAGAATCATCTCAATGGAACGCAGTAAAAGGCGCGGTAATTGGGAAGGATTCTAAAATGTCCGATGGCGAGTTCGCTAAAGTTATGATGTTCCGTGGGCTTAATAGCTTTATGGATGATGTTAATAAGGCTATCGAGGGCATGTCCGAAGAAGAGAAAGCCGAAGTACTGGAAACTGCTGGCGTACAGCCTGTTGACTCCGAAGTTGTTTTAGAAGTCCCTAACCTGAGCGAACTCGATGCGAGTATTGAAAAGTCTAACAGCTAAAGACGAAAAGGTTCTTAATTCCCTTTTAAAGAATAAGAAGAGTAGTAGTTACACCTTATTGTATTATTCCGACTGGGATAAATGGTCTAATAAGGTGATAAAGGAGGCTGAGGCGTGGGCTTCTAAAGAGGGGGACGAGGTGTGTTACCTTATCTCTAGCTGGGAACTACCCCACGCGTTTGCTGCTTTCTCTATTTCTAGCGCACCTACTGTAGTAGAGGTTATTAACGGAGATATTAAAGTCTACGTTGAGTACCCTAGAGTGCATAGCTTCTTTAACCCTAGACCGAAGAAGAAGAAAAAGAAGAAGGTGCGTAAGGGTCCTCGTATTCCCGCGTAGCGTTTAGGTTTGGGCCTAGGATGGCGTCCTTATAATCTTGAAGCTTCTTGTGGTACTTTTTATCCTTAGTGTATATCAACTTTAGGTTGTTTACAATAACTGTCGTGAAGTAGTTGAAAGCTGAACCATTTCCAGACTTAAAGTTCTTTAATGTCTTGAATACCAGCATGAAGCATTCTTGCTTAGCATCGTCAGGGTCTACCTTAAACTTAAAAGACTTTAAAATGTTTGTAATAAGTATATCAAGCAACATTACTAGTTCAGTTTCGTGCTCCTCAGGGTCCACTAAATAGAGCTTAATAATCTCTTCGAATCTTTTATTGTCGAGGTAATGATTTTTTTTCTTCACCATAACCTGTTATAGACGATGAATATAGACGAACTACTAGAAAGTTTTGAAAAAACTGAGAATGCTCACCTTGATACGGTGGGTTCAGAGCATATTATGCTCATTCACGACTCTTGTGTTAATCAGCGAGGTCAAGTTTTTTCATTTAAAGACAACGAATTTGGGGTCTTAACCCAACTACTTGAAAAGACTAAACTAAAACGGGACGAGTATCAGTTTGTTGCCGCTATCAAATCCCTAGGGGTTTCTGAGAAAGATGCGACTACTGCAATGATTCATGAGAATCGCCCCCTCCTAGAAGACAACATCAAGACCGCTGACCCAGACCTTATCTTCGTACTAGGAAATCTAGCCATGAAGACTCTTTTGAGGAAGTCTGGTATTGGCACTAAGAGAGGTAAGGAGTTTTGGATTGATGTGGATGGTAAGAGTGTTCCTGTAGTGCCTCTTTACCACCCATTCTCTATTTACTCAGAGCCTAAACTTAGGACTCTCTTTATACAGGATATAGATAACGCTTATGATAAGTTTATTCTAGGTAAAAATAAACTAGCCAACTCGACTTATAATCTTCACAACGATGTTGACTCCGCGCTTAAAGCTATGAAGCACGCCTGTACTAAGGATATCGTTTCAATTGATATTGAAACTACAGGGCTGGACTACAAAAAAGATAAGATTACATCCATTGGTCTTGCTACTGGAGATAGAGAAGCCTTCGTTATCCCAATTTATCATAGAGAGTCCGAACTTTCTGATGATGATATCTCACGTGTCCGTGACAGCTTTACGCTGCTTTTGAAGGACCCCTCCATCGGTAAAATCTTTCATAACTGCAAGTTTGATTTAAAGTTCCTTAAAAACTGGGGAGTTCCTACCTTTAACAACATACATGACACTCAAATCATGCACTCTCTCGTAGATGAGAATAAACCTCACGGTCTTATGGATATAGTAAAGGAACATTGGCCTAGGGAACTTGAAGAGTTTTAAAATGATTATGAAAATTGACCCCCAAGGCCGAAAAGCTGCTACGAACGGTGCAAAGTTCGAAGATATAATTGAAGATGCTATAACTCAAGCTCTAGAAATCCCTAGCCGTAAATGGCCTAAAGAAGAGGAGCGGCTTACTACTGATAATGTTCTACTAAAGAACGCACCTTACGAGAGCATTTACGGTACTAAATGTAGAAGTGAGTTTCTTTTGCGGTACCAGGGACGCGATATACGCATTGAATGTAAGTATCAGCAGTCAGCAGGAAGCGTTGACGAGAAGCTTCCATACTTAATGATGAATTTCACTCAAAAAGTAGATGAGGCAGAGACTATTATAATAACACACGGCGACGGCTTTCGTGACGGGGCGATTAATTGGCTCCGAGAATCATGCAGAGATACAAAGTGTAAAGTATTCACCCTCCTAGAATTTACCTTATACCTCGAAAACCTACGCAATGCTAACAGTAGCCAAACAAGCTAAGAAAGACCCAGATTTTTGGGCTAACATGCCCTTAGATGATTTGGCGTTTGGTAACGCCATGGATTGCGATTTTACGCTCAGGGCTTATCATGTGCTTAAACAGCAGATGAAGGAGAAGGAGGTTCATAAAGTTTATGATAATCTTCTAAAGGACATCCTTGTTATCTTAAGCATGGTTGAGAACTTTGGTATTAAGGTAGATACTGATTATCTTAAAGTTCTAGATGATACCCTTATTACTGAGTTAGAGGACCTTAAAGCCAAGATTCAAGAGCTATCTCCCGTAGGGGAAGTAAACCCTAACTCTATACCAGAGATGGGGTCATTATTGTTTACATCCGATGGGTTTGATTTAACTCCTAGTATGTTCTCTGAGAAGACTAGGATGCCTCAGATTAGTGACGAGCATTTATCCGAGGTTTTAGCGGCTACTACCAACAAAAAAGCAAAGGAGTTTATTCAAACTCTTCTAAAATATAAGTACCGTACTAAACAGCATAGAACTTACGTTAAAGGTGTAGAGAAAGCTATTGAGTATAATGAGGATGGTAGAATCTACTCGCAGTATAACTTCGCCACTGTGGTTACGGGAAGACTGTCTTGCTCCACTTACAATGTAAGCGGTAAAAAGAAGGGAGTATCTTTCCATACACTGCCAAGAGATGTTGAGGGGGATGCTGTTAATATCCGTAAACTTATGGTAGCCGACCCAGGGAAGGCATTTCTCGCCGCAGACTTCTCTCAAGCGGAGCTTCGGGTACTTGCACAATGCTGCGGAGATAAAGCTCTCATCCAAGCATTCAATTCAGGAAAAGACCTGCACAGGTTTACAGCATCTTTGGTGTTTGGAAAGAATGCCGATGATGTGACCAAGGAGGAGCGTCAGATTGCAAAGTCCGTTAGCTTCCTTATCGTGTATGGAGGGGGTCCTAACAAGCTCTCTCAGCAGATAGGTAAGAGTGTAGGCTATTGCAAGGGTATTTTTAAAGCTTATCAGGACTCATTCCCTAAGGTTTTCAAATGGATTACTAGTATTCACAAGTTCATTAAGGAAAACTCTTACGCGGTTAGTATTTTTGGCAGACGTAGGCACCTACCTAATATTAAGAGCCCCCTTAAGAAATACCAATATCGCGCCCTTCGGCAAGGTATGAACTTCGTCATTCAAAGTTCTGCCTCGGACCTTATGCTTCATTCTATCCGCAGATTACACAAGTACAGAGCAGCTACGGGCTTAGATTTTGATATCTTAGCAACAGTACACGACTCAGTAGAGGTACAATGCGATAAAAAGGATATAGAGAAAGTAGCTACGCTACTCAAAGTGGTCTTACCTATGACTGATGATTTTAAGGGGATGTACGGAATTGATTTCGTAGTACCCTTTGAAGTAGATGTTGAGGTTGGTACGTCCTTCGGACACTTAATGGAGGCTGAGTTTAGCCCCAAAGGTAAATTACTTAATGCCCCGAAAATTCAATCATTCTTCCAAGATGCATAGAACAGTTCTTTTAACTGACCTGCACTTAAGGTCAGACTACATGCCTGGATATCTAGAGTCTCAGATTTCCACCCTTACGAAGCTCGTAAACAGGAAACCCCCAGACTCAGTTATAATCAATGGCGATATCTTCCATAGAAGGAATCCAAAAGGTGCTGAATTATTAGCTTTTAGACAGTTACTAGAAGGTCTTCATACTAAAAAAATATACATTAACCGTGGTAATCACGACACCATAGCTAAAGACGGTTCTACGAAAACTACTTTATCCTTGTTTTCTGATATTGCAACTGTATTTTCAGAAACTACAACCGTTCGTCTTGATACCGTAGATTTCGATTTCATACCTCATTACGAGGACGAGCGACTCATAGTGCGGGACCTTAAAGCCAGTACTAATCATGTCTTCGGCCACTTCGGGTTTGACGGTTGTGTTGCTAATGGTTCTTACGAGTATGAGTCTTATATTAAAAGGTCTCATTTCGGTAAGAAACGTTTGGTTTTCCTAGGTCATATACACAAACCAAAGATTTACGGTAAAAATGTCTATGTGCTTGGGACACAGTATTCAACCTCCTTCGGGGAGGCTAATGCACAGAAGTACATACACGAACTAATTATTCGAAATGGGGAGGTGGAAGTTATCCGTAAACCTATTGATTTCGGTATTCGACACGTCACCTCTACGCTGCATTCTATTGAAGCTGACTCACAACGTTACCGCTTCGACTCGTTCTTTACTATTTTACGAGTTAAATTAGATACTCTTGACGCTGCTAGTGAAAAAGAGTTAACAGAAATTCTACTAAAGAAACATAAAGTAAATCACTTGGAAATTGTCTTTGATGATGTACTTCCGAAGTATGAAGTATCACATATAGATTACGATTCGCTGTTGACGGTTGACGATAATATTATCCACGAATACATTGATAATGCAAACACTATTTTCTCCAAGGCTGAGTTACTAGATGCTTTAGAGGAGATACGAGAATATGAAACTTAATACAATAAAAATAGAAAACTTCTTATCTATTGAAGAAGCAGAGGTAGACTTCGAGGATTTCTCGGAGCTTGTCCGTGTAGTTGGAGTTAATAACGATACCAAGCCAAAGTCTTCAAATGGTGCTGGGAAGAGTAGCATTATTGAGGCTGTTGCATTTGCTTTATTCGGAAAGACTATCAGGAAGACTACGGAAAAGAGCCTCGGCAATCTTAATACGAAAGGTAAATGCAGAGTAACCATACGAGTTAACGATAACGTGGTTATTGAGAGGACTAAAAAGCCTCCCATGCTTAAAGTAATGGTTGACGGCGAGAACTGCACCAAAGAGGGGGTTAGTCAAACTCAAAAATATCTAGAGAGTATCCTTAATACGAATTCGTCCGTATTTTTAGCCTCGATAGTTTTCGGTCAAGGGAACTCCACCAACTTCCTCACCGCAAGCGCGGAAGAGAAGAGAACCATCATCCAGAACTTTCTAAGCGTCTCTGAGTTGTTTAAGCAGAGGCAACACATTAAGGCGATAAAATCAAAGAACAATAACGATAAGAAAGTATACAGCACCTTAGTTGATGATGCTAACTTTAAATTGGGTGTTATACGTGACCGTAAAAATGACCTTACGAAGATGTGTAAGGAGGCTGATAAATCCCTTACCCCCGAAAAGCTTGCTTTTGTTAAAAGCCATACCATTTCAGAGATACAAGAGATAGAGCGCAAGAACCATGATTTAGAGGTAGAGTATAACCGTCTACTTTCCAAGAAAAATGAGGTTCGTGGTATTGCGGAACGTGCCTTAGCGCGTATTGAAAAATACGAGAACGGTAAATGCGAACATTGTGATAAAGTATCTTTCCATATCTGGGAAATGTTACAAGAAGATAAAAAAATCGCTAAGCAATCAGGCGAGGATATGGAGGACATATTACCCTTTGTTCATAAGATAAGGAAGGAGTTGTCAGAAGTCAAACTTCCTATCCAGCTTGAGGATTTCGACCTTATCGAAAAGGTTAAATCTTTTGAAGCGGAAATTGAAATATTAAAAGGTCAACTCAAGACTCAGAAGCAGATATGTAAAGAGCATATAGAGGATATGTCTACTGCTCAAAAGCAGTACGACCTTATGAGGTTCTGGGAGACTGCATTCTCAGAACAAGGTTTAGTTAAGTATGTTATCCGTAATATCCTTTCATTCTTCAATGAGCGTTCTAATTACTATCTTGGGTTTCTAACTCAAGGTAATTTCTCCATAGAATTTGATGACCTGCTACAAGAAACTATCCTCAATAAAAAGAAGACTTCTTATTTCAGTACGTTGTCTGGGGGAGAAAAGAAGAAACTATCCCTTTCCGTCATGCTGGCTCTAAACGACCTCCTTCTCCTTACAGGAAAGGAAAGGTCCAATGTCGTATTCTTTGACGAAATCGCTGACTCGCTAGATGAGGAGGGTATAAAAGGGTTGTATGAGTTAATACAACAAATAACCTTAACTAAAAGATTATTTATTATAACTCATAACGATAATTTGACGTCTCTTATAGAAGACTGGTCGGATATCTTAGAAGTTACTAAGGAGAACCACATCTCAAAGGTTAAAAAACTATAATGCCTATTTATAACCATATTTGTTTAAACTGTCGTACTGCTACCGAATTAATTATTTCCTTTACTGATTACGCTGATATTGAAAAAGAGTTTGGGCGTTCTGAGAGCGGTAATATTAGATTTCCATGCGGTGAGGGTGAGTGTAAGGGGTGGTCTGAAAGAGATTACTCCTTGGGAGTAGCCAATGTCTCAGTTAAGGGGGGTTACTTGTTCCAAACTAGGTCCTACCGCGCTGATGCGGAGCATGAATGGATGAGGAAAGAAATTGCCGCTGCCAAAAATAGCATTTTAGGGGGGGAGGAAGAACATTCTGACTATAACTCTCAAAGACCCTATGCAGGGTACACTCTAGATGAGCAAGGGGCTAAAGATATGGGTTTTAATCGCGTAAGTGATACAGAAGCTAAAGCCCGTGCCGAGGTGTCTAAAAAATCAGTAGGCAAAGAAGTTGAAGGTGTTGAAAAGGCTCGAAAAAGTACTATAATAGAAGACTAATGATATTTATAAAAATCTTAAACACGTCTAAGAATCCTACTCCTAAGTTTCATACAGAGGGGTCCGCTGGGTTCGATTTAGCTATAACTGAGGATGCTGTCATACCTACGGGTACCACAAAAATACTAGGTACTGGTATTCATATCATTATCCCTAAAGGGTACGAAGGTCAGTTACGGTTACGAAGCTCTATGTGTAAGCGTGGGTGTGTTATACCTAACTCTCCAGGCACCATAGATTCGGATTATCGTGGTGAGGTAAAGATTGCCCTTTCGTGTATTTCCCCCTCTAATACTACAGTAAAGGCTGGCGAACGTATAGCTCAGCTAGTGCTATCTAAACTGCCTACCGCAATCCTTCAAGAGGTGACGGCCGCTGAGTTTATAGAGGAAGAGACTTTTAGGGGTTCTGGGGGTTTTGGCAGTACGGGGTCAGGAATTAACATGACGGGACTATAATAGGTCGTGGCTTACAAATTTCAAGATTCAATTCAAAGGGGTATCATTTATCTGGCAAAATCTGACGAGGCTTTCCTCTTGCAGATTATGCCAATGGTCAAGGACGAGTACTTCGAGTTCCCGTCCCACCAAAAGATGTATACCGTCATCACCAATTTCTTCCTACAATACAAGAAGCTCCCAACGGACGACCAGCTTCTAGAAGAAACCAAGTCTACTTTAACCTCTAATGAGTTATTCGGAGATTACCGAGACGAGTTAGGGGCTATTAATGGGCTTGATGAAAAATCTATTGATAACCAGGAGTTCTATCTTGATAAGGTAGAGGAGTTTGCTAAGGAGCAGGCTGTTAAGGATGCTATTCTTAAATCCGTTGACCACCTAAAGAAAAAGAATTTTGGAGCTATTGAAGAGGAGGTTAGGAATGCGTTTTCTGTTAATAGAAACGTTGACCTAGGAACCGATTACTTTACCGATGTTAAAGAAAGGTGGGAGCGTCTAAATAATGCCGCTATCGTTCCTAAGTTCCGTACCCCTTTCGAGAGTATTAACGAGGCTCTTGAGGGCGGTCTTGCACATAAAGAGATGGCTATGGTTGTAGCCCCTCCAGGGGTAGGTAAGTCCTTGTTCTTGGCAAATCAAGCTGCCCGTTCTGTATTGGATGGGCATAATGTTCTGTACATCTCTCTTGAAATGGCAGAGGATAGAGTTGCTCAAAGATTGGATAGTATCTTTACGAGAATTCAGCAAAAGGAATTGGCGAATCGTGTAGACGACATTGAAGAACGGTTGGATACTATTTCAAAGCAGTGGGAGGAACGAGGTCGTCTTGTTATTAAAGAGTTTCCCTGCAAGAGGCTTTCTGTTACTGGACTACGAGCTTACCTCAACCAGTTAAAGAACTATGAAGATTTTACTCCTGATGTAATTGTAATGGATTACCTTGAGTTGATGAAGACGGAGAAAGACATGGCGGAGTACGCAGGGCAAGAACGCCTCGCACAAGAACTTCGTGGGTGTGCTAGTGAGTACGAATGTCTTGTTTGGACTGCAACCCAAACGAATCGAGAAGGTAAAAAGGTCAGCATTATTACAGACTCGGAGCTTGCTGATTCGTATGGAAAAATCCGAGTTTGCGATTTAGTCTTTTCAATTAACCAAACCGAACAGGAATTCGATGAGGGTCTAGCTAGACTCTACCTTATGAAGTCTCGTAATGGTCGGGCAAGATTCATTACCCCCATCGCTATTGATTATACTAGACTAGTAATAACCCAAACCACATCAAATGACACCTAAATTCCCTAAGCTAGAACATCCTATGGTTGTTTATACTGGCATCAAAACATTTACTATTAAGCAACAAGGTCTTCTTAAGGATAACCTTTATGGTTGTGTTGATTTCCCTAAATGCCTTCTTACGATTGACCCCAATCAATGCCCTGAAGATTACAAAGGAACTCTACTTCATGAAATTTGCCATATAGGTTTTGATTGTTATGGGCTAGGAGATGATGATGAGATGCCTACACTAGGTAATGAGTACTTAACAACTGTAACTTCAAATATGATACAGCAATTTGCAGGGTTAAACCCTGAACTATTCACCTTTATTTTTAGTCCTCATGAATGATATTCAAACCACGTATCACAGCCTCGAAACTTCGTATTTGGATATAACTAAAAAGTATCTCAATATCAATGAGCATAGCGTAGAGCAGGCACTTCTTACTCATACAGGAGTATATGCATTTTTTGGCGCGGTTCTTGCTTACGCCAAACGGGAGATGGAGAACTTTGGGTTTAAGCGTGACCGTGAAGAGGCTAGGGTTAAAGAGGAAAGACGCCAAGAGTTTATAGGGGAGGGTAAGAAAGCTACCGACAGGGCTTTAGACTCCTACGTTATTACCTGCGAATCAGTAGCCAAAGCACAGCTTGCCTACCAAGAAGCATCGCACAAGTATTACTTAGCGAAAAACATCCTTAACTCCCTTGACCATCAGAAGGATATGCTAGTCCAAATATCTGCTAATAAACGAGCAGAATCCAAATTAATTGGGGATAATTACACCAGTTAGACTATAACAGAATGAAGGGAAAACGCACGCCACTCTGGCTTGTGATATCTATTCAAAACTAATTTCAACAATAAAAAAACAATGGTAAACTTAGACGAGCTACGTAAAAAGTACGAACAAATTCAGAAAGCCCAAAGTGGTGGCGGTAACGATGATTTCCTTAAGAAATTCTTCATGATGGAAGAAGGTACTTCGGTTATTCGTGTTCTCCCTCCTAAAGAAGAGGGTTCTGAATTCTACGCTGAGACGGCAATTCACCGTATCAACGATAAAAATCATCACTGCCCCCGAGTAAAAGGCGGCGACTGCCCTGTATGTGATTTGTATTTTCGATTGTGGAAGGTGGAAGGTCCGATGAAGGATGAGGCTCAAGACCTCGCTCGTCAGATTAAGCCCCGCAAACGTTATTACACAAATGTTGTAGACCGCCGAGACGGTAGTGTAAAGATTCTTTCCATGGGTATGAAGCTCTTCGGTAAGATTCTCGATTGCTTCTTTGATGAGGATTATGGTGATATTACTAGCTTGGAAGAAGGCTGGGATTTCAAGGTCGTGAAAGATACTCAAGGGCAGTGGCCTAATTACGACAAGTCTGGGCCTAAACCTAAACAGAGCCAAGCAGGTACTAAAAAAGAGGCTTCAGAATGGATGGATGAGCTTCATGATATTCATGGCCTTGTAAAGGTTGCTGAGTATGATGACCTTAAGACGATGGCAATGGAACTAGAGACTCTTGTGGCTGGTGGTCCAAGTGGAAAGGGGACTCCTGAGTCCAAGGATGATGACGACACTGATTTTCTATCCAACCTTAAAAGCCTTAAAGTAGACTAAAAATATGAAAAAAGACAAGTTGAAGATTTTAGCTTGTCCTGCAAACGAGGGAGGATGCGCGTATTATCGTGTCATCCTCCCTTGTAATAAATTGCAGGAGTTGCACTCTGATGAGGTTGAAGTCCGTATGGATATGAACCCTCTAGGATGGGATAAAGAAGCTATGCAAGCTAACCAAGATGGTAAGCCTGTTATTTTAAAGGATTGGACTCCTGAAAATATTGAATGGGCAGACGTAGTTTTCCATCAGAACATTCATAACTTCGGAGGTAATTACACTTTGGAGTTGATGCACCGCGCAGCGCTTGCAGGTAAGTTAACGCATTACGATAATGATGACTTGCTTACTGATTTGTATGAAGGTCATAGGTTGTTTGGCGCTTATAAAGATAATAAACTCGCAGACCTAACTAAGCGAATTTATGGTATGGTAGATATTGTATCAGTTACCCAGAGAAAGTTTGCGGAAAGGATAGCTGAGCATGTTGGTCGTGCTTTGGTTATTATTAAAAACGCAATCGACTTTAACCTGCCTGCATGGAATGAACTTAAGTTACCCCCGCCTAGAAAGAAGCTAACTAGGATAGGATGGGTTGGAGGTATTCACCATGAAGAGGATGTTAAGGAGTTCCCTGGAGTAGCAATGGCTGTAAACGCTAGAGCAGGTCCTGAGAATGTACATTGGGGTTGGTATGGTCGTCCTCCTATGCCTGTCAATAAGGAGACGGGTAAGCCTGAGCCTGACTGGCAACAAGATGTGTGGGATAATTATCAAAATATGTTGAGTCATGGTATTAGACATCACAATTTTCAAGTGTATGGAGCCCTACCTGCTGAGAATTATGGTAAGATGTACACTAACATTGATATCGCTATAGCCCCCCTTCAAATGAATAACTTCAATGACTCAAAATCTGAAATTAAGGTTGCTGAGTGTGGTAGGTATGGCGTACCTCTCGTAGCTTCTAATGTAGGGTGCTATGACGAGACTATCTTTAATGGTCATACAGGGTATCTTATTGATTCCGATAACCCTAAAAAGGACTGGGTTAGGTACCTTACCAAATGTATTAAGGACCCTAAACATACACGTGAGATGGGCCAGAACCTTAAAAAGGTAGTCGATAAGCATTTTGATATCAACAAAAATGTATACGGAAGAATTGAACTTTATAATGAGATTATAAAGGCCAAAGAAGGTACGCTTAAACATAAACAAGAAGATGCAGGTACAGACGATGGAAACAGTTAGTTTTATAGTAGCGGGTATCGGCTTTATAGCCTTTATTTTAGGCTTCGCTCTCCCAGCTCTACAGTTTCACGTTATTATGCGAGTGCCTACTAGTAGTACTGCTAGGAAATCCCTTGACAAGGATTCTTACTTGAGGGGTGGGGAGTGACCTCTCCTAGATTTAGTATTATTATGCCTCAT